GGAACGCGCCGGCATACGTGTCCACCAAACATCGGCTCGGGATTACGCTGCGTCGTGCGGGCAGCTTTACGACGATGTGCGGGACAAACGTCTGCGGCATCTGGGGCAACCGGAGTTGGATGCGGCTGTCGGTGGGGCACGTAAACGTGACTTGGCGGGCGGGTTCGCGTGGGACCGGAAACGTTTGGCGGTCGATATCGCGCCGCTCGTCGCGGTGACGCTCGCTGGCTGGGGCGCCCGGACGTTCGGCGCCGACTTAGCTTCGAGCGTCTGGTGAAGGTGCCGCCGCCCCGGACGCTTGAGGGCATCGCCTCGCTGCTGCTGATTGTCGTGGGCGTCGCGCTGCTAAGCGTCCCGGCCGCCCTGATCGTCGCCGGTGTCTTGTTGCTGTTGGACCGGGTGACATGAGTCGGGGCGACCCCCGTAGGAATCGCCCCAACTGACTGCCCTGCCTGCCGCACCATGCCACGCCATACCCAGCCCTGCCCGACCATGCCGTGCCTGCCAAGTCGTGCTTAGGTTCCGGGGGTGACCGTTCAGGCAGGTCACCCCCGGAGGGTTGTGCTGGGCGCCCTAGCTCCCCCAGCCCCGGCTCGATCACGAGCACCGGCGTGCGTCGGACACTAACACTACCCAGCGTTAGCGCCTAATACTTGCGAGGGAGATGCGCGTGGGACTCTTCCTCGGCCGTGAGACCAGTGAGGCGCGGGTCGCGCCGCTGTTCCCGCCACCACCGATTCCCCCGTTCCTCGGCGCGGACATCAACGGGAACGTCACCGACGTAGCGGCACGCCCAGACCTGGCGCTCACAAATTCGACGGTCTGGGCTTGTGTGAGTTTGTTGGCCGGGACCATCTCAAGCCTGCCGCTGGAATCGTTCACCCCGAACCCTGATGGCGGTGTCCCGCTCCGCACAAACGACCCGCCGCTCCTACGCGTCCCCGACGACCGGATGACCCAGTCCGAGTGGCTACACATGCTGATGGTGTCGCTCCTGATGCGGGGGAACGCGTACGGCCGGATCATCGCCCGCGACTACCGCGGATACGCGACCCGCATTCACTTGCTGTCCCCCGACTCAGTGAAAGTCATCGTGGACAGGGACACCGGTGAGGTTACGTACAAGGTGGGGGTGAAGAACACCCCGATACCGAACGAGGACATGTGGCATGTCCGCGGCCTGACGCTGCCGGGTGCGGTCGTCGGGCTCAGCCCCATCTCGTACGCCGCCGCGATCATCGGCGTTGACCTAGCTGCCCGCCAGTTCTCCGCCGGTTTCTTCGAGGGCGGCGGCATCCCCAAAGCTGTCCTCGAATCGGACCAGCAAGTCAACCAGGAACAAGCCCGGAGCATCAAAGACCGCGTAATGTCGTCTTTGCGTGGCCGTGACCCGCTCGTCCTCGGCCTAGGCCTGAAATACACGCAGATTCAGGTTAAGCCCGAGGAATCTATGTTCCTCGCGACGCAGCAAGCGACAGTGTCACAGATCGCACGTTTCTTCGGCCCCACCTTGCCGACGATGGTCGGTGGAAACGAAGGCACGCACCTGACGTACAGCAACCGCGAACAACGCTCCCTCGACTTCCTCACATACGACGTCACCCACTGGATCAAAAGGGTGGAGGACGCCGTGTTCTCGTTGCTACCCGGCGGCCAGTTCGTGCGGTTTAACACTCAATCGTTGCTGCGGACCGACGCCGAAACACAAGCCAAGGTGCTCATTCAGTACATCGCGGGTCGTGTTATCGCGCCGTCCGAGGTTCGTGCGGTGCTTGGTCGGCCACCGATGACCGAAGCGGAAAAGGAAGAGTCAAACCTTGTGCCGTTGACTATCACCCCGATGGGTAACCCGAAGGCGCTACCGGAACTGAAGGTTCCGCCGGGTGACGAAGCGATCGTCCCCGAAGCTGACACCCCGACAGGAGCTTGACGTGGCTGATGCGACGTGTGAGACGCGGACCGTCGCGGCTGCGTTTGAGATGCGCGACGACACCGCGACTGGCAGCCCAGTGTTCGAGGGTTACGCGTCGGTGTTCGACACCCCGTACAACATGGGGCCGTTCTGGGAACAGGTCGATAAGCGCGCTTTCAACCGGACGTTGAACGCGTCCCCGGATGTGCGCCTGCTCGTTGACCACGTCGGACAACCGCTCGCCCGCACGAAGTCCGGGACGCTTGAGCTGCACGCAGACACCCAAGGTTTGCACGCACGAGCAACCCTCGACAACTCCGACCCCGATGTGCAGCGGCTTCTGCCGAAGATGCGCCGCGGCGACCTTGATCAGATGTCGTTCAGTTTCCGTATCGCCGGCACCAACGGCGACGAATGGGACTACGGCGTGGAACGGACGATGCGGACGTTAAAGGAACTGTCACTGGCCGACCAGGACGTGTCGATCGTAACGTACCCGGCGTCGCACACCACATCCGCCACGGTACGTAGCGCCCGCCATTTACTGAGCGAGCAGATGCACCGGGAGATGCGCGCCGGCCGGACGTTCGCCCCTATCGACATGGCGAAGCTGCGCCGGAACATCGACCGGCTTGACGCCGAAACCCGGATGACCGCTAACGACACCCGCGACAGCCTCAACGAAGCCGTCAACGAAGCGTGTGAACCCGACGACGGCTCATATGCCTATGCGTACGTCGTGGACTACGACGACACAAACGTCTGGTACACGGTCTTCACAGCCGACGATATGGACGCCGATACGTGGCAGCAGGGATACACCCTCGCAGCGGACGGCATGGCGACCCTCGACGGCCAACCCCTCGCCGTCCGGGAACGCACAAGCTGGGAACTCGTCACCGACCCCGACGAAATCCAGGAAGACTTAGCCGCGGCACGCACCGGCCGGCCCCTCGACCTCGCGCGGCGCATCGCCGTCGCCCTCGATCTGTAACACCCGCACACAGCCCGGATAGCAGCCCGCCCTAACCACGGGCACCTGCAACGCCACCTGACCGCGGCAACCCACCCCACCAAAACCTCACAGGAGGTGCTCCACCATGTCCCTCATCGACACGATGCGTGAGCGGCGGGCCGCGAAGAAAGCAGAGCTAGACGCCCTGCTCGCAGCCGTACAAGCCGACACCCGCACCGACAACACCATGACCGACGACGAATCCGACCGTTTCGATGCGCTCGCCGCGGAGATTCGGAAGGACGACACCCGCATCGCTGAGCTAGCCGACATGGCGGCGTCCGAGGCGCGGGCGAACACCGCTCGCGCCGAAGCCGGCGACGTCGAGGTCCGCACCGCACCCGCCCAGGTCACCGACCCACCGATCTACGTCCCGACCGGCGGGAACGGAAACAGCTACTTCCGGGACATGGCGCACCGCGCCCTCGGCTCCGGACAGGAAGCACGCGCCGCCGTTGACCGGCTTGAGCGCAACAACAAGATGGTGCTCGCTGAGCAGCGCGCACTGGGTAACACGAATGCCACGGGAGGCTCAGGCGGGGAGTTCGCGCCGCCGCAGTGGCTGATTGACGAGTACATTAACATTGCGCGCCCAGGTCGCGTCACCGCCGATTTGTTTAACAAGGGCGATGTCCCGTCGGGTGTGTCGAGTATCAACATCCCTCGGCTCGTCACCGGTACGTCCGTCGCCGTGCAGTCGACGCAGAACACCGCTCTGTCCTCAACGGACCTCACGTCATCGTTCGTTTCCACCGGCTTCACGACTCTCGGTGGCACGCAGACCGTGTCGCAGCAGATCATCGACCAGTCGGCTGTGCCGTTCGACCGTGTGGTCCTGTCCGATCTCGCGTCGGCGTACGCCACTCAGATCGGTTTCCAAGCGATCAACGGGACGGGCACGGGCGTCAACAACAACAGCGTCGTGAACGGGCTGGCAAACGCTGTTGTGCCTGGCAGCAACCAGATTGCGTTCACGCAGGCGACCCCGACCGCAGCTCAGTTCTGGGGTGTGTCGGCGCAGGCGTACAGCGCGTTCGTCACTAACAGGTTCGCCCCCCCGACGTGCTGGCTCATGCACCCGCGGCGCTGGTTCTGGCTGATGAGTAAGAGCGACAACAACGGGCGCCCGCTGGTCGTCCCGACCGGGGTCGCGCAGAACCCGATGGCCGTCAACCCGAGCCCAACCGCAGCCGGCTATGCCGGGGACTTCATGGGCCTGCCGGTCTACATCGACCCCCAGATCGGGATTACGGGCGGTGTCGGGACAAACCAAGACACCGTGTGGCTGCTCAAGGCCGACGATCTGTGGTTGTTCGAGAGCCCGCCGCAGGTGGAGGCCTTCCGTGAACCGCTGGCAGGTAGCGTATCTGTCCTTTTCAGAATGTTCGCGTATGTCGGAACTGTCCTTAACAGGCGGTCCACGAGCATTGTCGCGATCAACGGGACGGGCCTTGTTTCGCCTGTGTTTGGATGATGACCCTAACCTTCAGCTAGTCACCACTAGAGAGGAACTCGCATGGCTACTGATCATTACACGAAGATCGCTGATGAGGGCCGATTTGTGCAGGACGGCCCGGACGCTGCCGAGGAAGCTCGGAAGCTGCACCACCTCGCAACGGCGGACCCGGACCCGGGCCGCGCCGACGGCATGCTAACTGGGCCGGCCCACGAAGAGAAGTATGGCCTTGAGCGTGCGAAGGGGTCTGCTGCTGCGTGGCGCGGTGTCGGGGTTCACCCGACGGAGAACCGCGGGCTCGTCGGCGATGAGGACGGTGCGGAGAATGTGCGTGGCGCGTCGCCGAAGATTGAGACGACGGCTGCGCCTCGCGCTAGCAGCAAGGACGCTTGACCTCGGCGGCCCGTCTCTTCGGGGGCGGGCCGTCGGGTTCCTTCGGTGATGTGTGTGGGGAGATGCTGTGCCTGCGGTGACCCTGACGGACGTCAAAGCTAACCTGAATATCACGTCGGCGGCGAACGACTTCGAGCTGTCGGATATGTTGTCGGATGCGACGACGGCTATCGAGAATCTGGTGGGGCCGTTGGATTCTGTGACGGTCACGGAGGAGTTTGATGAGCATGGCCGGAACATTGTCCTGTCGCGGACGCCGGTGTTGTCGGTTACGTCGGTGTTCATTGAGCCGTGGTTGGGGTCGGCGCCGGTCGATGATACGGCGGCGTGGCGCTTGAACCGGACGACGGGTGTTCTGCGCAGGTTGGTGACGGGTGGCGGGTTTCCGTACATTGGGCGCGGTTCGATCTTCACGGTGACGTACACGGCTGGTCGGTCCCCTGTGCCCGGGCCGATTCGGCGTGCGGTGCTGATGCAGACCGCCCGGATGTGGTTGACGCAACGGTCAGCTACGCAACCGAACCGCGGCCCGGGGCCTAACGCCCCACCGCCGTCGTACCTCGGTGCGCAGGGCTTCCTCGACAGCGACGTCACCGCGCTGCTGGTGCCGTATCTGCTGCCGCCGGGTGTCGGGTGAGCACTGGACTGCAACCCCGCTGGCCGGACGTGTACACGGCCCTCCTAGCCATGCTCCCGACCCTTCCAGGGTTCACGGGCGACCCGCGCGGCGCGGTGCAAGTCTTTGATGGGCAGTTCGTCGGGAACGACTTCCCGGTCGACTATGTCACTGTCGGGTTCCAGTCCGATGATGGCGCCGGCTCGTTTGTGCAGCAACCGGACCCGTCGTGCTTCGCGACAACCGAGGTCGGCGACATCAAATGTCTGATGTCGAGTAATTCGGGTGACACTGACCCTGCGGTTGTCGCCGCGGACCGTGCTCGTGTGTTCGCGCTGTTCACCGCACTGCAAACCGAGATCACGCGGGACCAGACGTTACGCGGTGCGCTCGCTGGCGCGAACTATCTGGTGACCTTGTCGGCGCAGATCGTGGCGCTTGAGAACACGCAGGGCGCCGCATCATCGCTGCTCGTCAGCGTCGCCTACCAGACCACTACCTACTTCACGTAAAGCGGGTAGTTCACCCACCGAACCCACGCGGACATGTCGACTTCGGGACTCAAGCTCCCAAGCGGCGCAACCCACAGGTCATCTTTGATCTGCGTCCACATCACGGTGACGTCTCCCGGTAGGCGCATGGTCCCTGACTCTTCTGTCATGTCACATCTCCTGTGGTGGGTTCGCGGCTTCATACACCGCTAGGTAAGCCCGACGCATCATCTCTGGGGCGTTCGGGTCGAGGG